AGGAATTATTATGGCAGGTTTAAGTAATAAGCTGAACCCAAACTCCAAGGTTCTTACTGACCGAGGGTACGTTAGTGCTGCTGAAGCAGAATATCAACATAGCCAAGGTACTCTTAATATTATTGGGCGCGATGGAAGGTCGGTTAACTCGCAAGAGTTAGTGCTTGACCCTATTGAGCCAACTTCTCAACAACGTATTAAAGGCGATCTAGAAAGCCTTATTGGTATTCCTGCGCTGCAAGCCGGAGATTTGTACAAAGAGTTCGGCGGGTTTGGCAGCACTTTGGATAATAGAACAGGCATCCAATCTAGCCAAGAAATGTTTAACGAAACGTATGCTGACGCTCTTGCTAACGAAGCAATGGCTAATGTGCTTGAGGCACAAGGCGTTCCTGATAATATTTCTAGCGAAGACTACTTTGCACAAATGGGCGATACATTAACATCGCTTGGGCTTCCTTCTACTGCGGCAGAGTATGAAAACATTAATGAAAACGCTTTGCTTACTCCTGATCTTTATCCCGACATAGACCCTGAGTCTATTGTGACTGACGACCGCGAAACAGAGTGGGAAAAAGTAGACAAGACCAAAGACCTCGCGGCTATCTTTCAAGATGCCTTAGACATATTCGGAGCGTATGACCGCAACAGTATTCGCAAGGTTGTTGATGTGGTGAATGATCGAGGAGTTTCTGCTCAAGAAGTAGCTACGATCACAGGTAACACTGTAGAAAGTATCAACCAAGCAGCGGCAGAGTCAGACACAGCAATCAACAACCAAGGCACAGCAAGTGATGGTACAGGTGATGGCACAGGTGATACTGGCGATGTATTCAATGAGGCAACTGATACACTCAATACAGGCGAAGTCTTGACCACGGACGCTACAGCAGACGCTATAGACAACACAGTCCCTGTGGTAGTGACAGGGGGTGACGAGGTTGCGCCTGACGATACTCCGGTTACGACTAATGATACTCCGGTTATGAGTAACGATACTCCGGTTATGAGTAACGATACTCCGGTTATGAGTAACGATACTCCGGTTATTCCTGTGCTAGATACTACGATTATTGCTGAAGACCCTAATGTAATTGTAGACGACACGCCTATCCTGCCTACCATTATGCAGCCAACCCCAAAACAAACAACTAACATCTCGTTGTTTCAGTCTATCCAAGATACCCCTATTACTGACTCGCTCTTCTTTGAGCCAAAGTTTACAGAGCTAGACAACATTCCTGTTGGGATGTTCGAGCGATTCTTACAAGCCACTGGAGGCAGGTAGATGACATACTTAGAAGCAATTAACAGCGTCCTCCGAAGGCTGAGAGAAGATGAGGTTACCACTACAAACGAGACCTCCTACTCTGCCTTGGTAGGCGACTTGGTGAATGACGCAAAGAAGCTAGTCGAAGACTCATGGAACTGGTCTGCACTACGCAGTACCATTGAAGTAGATACCGTGATAGGTCAAGCAGAATACGCCCTTACTGGGTCAGGTCAGAGTGCAGTTATTAAGCAAGCCATGAGCAGTAGTGGACATGGATTTTTATGTCTCAACACTGTTCCGTATTTTGACAACGTGTACTTTAATCAAACTCCTGTTAGCGCAGTGCCTACTGATTACATTGTTAGCGGCGTAGATGATAACGATGATTTGAAGGTAAAGGTCTACCCACAGCCTGACGCTGTGTACACGCTAAGGTTTGACGTTGCTGCACCACAGGCTCTATTAACGGCAGATGCCACTAAGATCAAAGCCCCGTATCATCCTGTCGTACAGATGGCCTACGCTATGGCTCTTCGCGAAAGAGGTGAGACAGGTGGTCAGTCAGCAGCCGAGCAGTTTGCCATAGCCTCATCAGCATTGTCAGATGCAATCGCAGTAGACGCTAACAGATACCCCTTAGAAACAACTTACATGGTGGTGTAGATGGCTCAACAATTACAAAGCATTACCATTACAGCGCCGGGATTTGCGGGGATAAACACCCAAGACGCACCTCTCGCGCAAGAGCCTAGCTTTGCTGCTGTTGCGGACAACTGTGTCATCGATAAAGAGGGCAGGATAGCCGCGAGGAAGGGCTATAGCATGGTGTCTACTAATGGCCCTGCGGTGCTAGGCAGCTCTGATGGCATCGAGTCTATGGGCGAGTTCGTTGCGAATGATGGAGATATTACATTCTTATCAGCAGGTAACAACAAAATATTTAAAGGCACTTCTACCTTGGTAGATGCCACACCTTCGTCTTATACGATTGCTGCTAACAACTGGAAGTTTGTATCGTTTAATGACCATATGTTTATGTTTCAGCGTGGTCAAGAACCGCTTCTGTACTCAGATCATGCGGATACAGTGGATAAGATGTCTTCTCATACACACTCTACAGGCACACCGCCACAGGGTAATGAGTGTCTCGCAGCGTTCGGTAGGTTATGGGTAGCAGACTTCACAAACAATAAGTCTACGATCTACTGGTCTGATCTGTTGGACGGCACAGCGTGGTCAGGAGGCTCTACAGGCTCGATAGACATAACTACGGTCTGGCCTACAGGATACGATACAATCGTTGCCCTTGCAGCTCACAATGGATTCCTCGTGATATTCGGCAGGAACTCTATCGTGATATACGAGGGAGCGGAAAGCCCTGCCAACATGACCCTCGCGGATACCATCTCTAACGTAGGCTGTGTAAGCAGAGACGCAGTGGTATCTACTGGTAAAGACTTAATATTTCTTGATGACTCTGGTGTCAGAAGCCTAGCCAGAACCATTCAAGAGAAGTCAGCTCCTATCGGTGACATCTCTAAGAACGTAAACAACGACATCAAGTCCCTCTTCGCGGGAGAAACAGGCAATATCAGCCTACACTACTCGCCTCGTGAGGCGTTTGTGTTACTAAATTTCCCAGAACTAGCTGTAGTATACTGCTTTGATACGCGCTTCCCCTTACAGGACGGGAGTTTTAGGGCTACAACATGGTCGCATATCAATCCTTTAATCTTTGCTAACACCTCGACCGAGGCTGTATACATTGGCAATAGTACAGGACTTGCTCAATACACAGGATTCCAAGATGGAACAACAGGTTATCTTCTTAGCTACTTTAGTCACCCTCTTAGCTTTGGCGATACATCTAATCTAAAGTTCCTGAAAAAGATTAACCTCACTACATTTGATGGGGCTGAGGCTACGGTGGTATTGAACTGGGCATACGATTACTCTGGTGCTTACAAGAAGCAAGCGTATACCTTGCCTAAGTCCAATGTGGGACAATACAATATCTCAGAATTTAACACAGAGGCAGAGTACTCTTCCTCTATTGCATTGATAACGCGAAAGAAAATCAATACGTCAGGGCAGGGTACGGTAGTAGCCGTTGGCGTGGAGACCACAGTTGACGGCAAGACTATTGCCTTGCAAGAAATTAATATTCAAGCCCTAATGGGAAGGATTGTGTAATGTCTAACTACACGAAGATAACAAACTTCGCAGCCAAGGATACTTTGGTTAGTGGTAACCCCGCTAAAGTAATCAAAGGCTCTGAGGTAGGGGCTGAGTATGATGCAATTGCTGTCGCAGTAAACAGCAAGTCTAACTCTGCGTCTCCTACATTCACAGGAACAGTAACCGCAGCGAATCTAACCGTTAGTGGTACGTCTACGTTCGGCACTATTGATGGAGGTACTTACTAATGGAATGGCTTCAAAAATACTTAGGCGGTGGAACAGGCAATCTTCTCGCGGGATTGGGTGGAGCGGCTGCACAGAACGAAGCAATCAAAGACATCAGGGGTCTAGGCAAAGACGCTACCACAGCTATCTACGGCCCAGACTATACTGTTCCCGAAGGCGGTTTGCTTGGAATGGTGAAGGCTGAGTCTCAGTTTAAGCCATTTGGAGTTACCACTCCTACCGGAGCAAGAGCTTCGTTTAGCTCTACTGGCAACCTAGATACAATGCTCAGTCCTACTGAACAGGCTTTGCAAGAAAAGATGCTAGGCTTTGGTACTCGTGCATTTGGATTCTTGGATGATCCTGCTGCGCGAGAGGCAGAGCAAGGCGAGATGATTAGGTTGCTGACGCAAGACCCTTCACAACGGGGTGCGCGAGAGCAAGCGATCATGGACAACCTCACAGATTTGCAAGCACCGGAGCAGGAGCGGCAGCGTCTTGCCCTTGAGGAGCGTCTGTTTGGTCAGGGAAGGACAGGTGTTAGAACCAGTATGTTCGGTGGTACGCCTGAGCAACTAGCCCTTGAGAAAGCCATACAGGAGCAGCAAGCGGGTTCTGCATTGACAGCAATGGAACAGGCTAGAGCAGAGCAAGCGTTAACCTCGCAGCAAACATTGCAGGGCTTAGGCGAGACACGAGCAAGACTAGGGCTTCTAGGCGAGCTAGGGCTACAGTCTCTACCTGCTGCTTACCAAGGACAAAACCAACTCCTCGCCAACCTTGCCCCTGCACTAGAAGAAGCAAGAATTCGAGCCGCCTTGCAGTCAAGCGCGGTAGGAATAGGAGCAGGATTAGCAGAGTCAGGACTAGAAGCGCAACTAGGCTTTGAAGGTCTTGCCGCAGCGCTACGTCAGCAGCAGTTCCAAGGTCTGTTTGATTTGCTAAAGGGTGAGCAAGCAGCTCAAGCACCAAGCAATACTACAGGCGGGTTAATTAATACTTCAGGCTTAAATCCTATCGCTGCAAAAGTAGCAGAACAAATCAATCAGGGTGCAGGTGGGTTTGTATCAGATATTGTAAATCTACCAAGCAATTACCCATTCTCTTCATAGGAGTTAAGCAATGGCGATTAATATAAACACACTCTTCGCGGACATTATTGATACTCCTGAGCAGCGTCAGCAGAAGTTACTACAGCAGGGTATGACACAAGGTAGGTTGTTGTCTTCTAATCTCACCGGATTAGCTCGTGCAGCAGCCCCTCTTGCCCAGATGGCAGGTCAGCTAGGCGTGCAGCGTAACGAAGACTTGCGCCGTGCAGTACAGCCTATGCTTGGGTTAGATCCAAGGACTACTGGCGAGAAGGTAAGTGAGCAGATTACAGGGTTAGACATGTCTACACCTGAAGGAATGCTTCAAGCCGCACAAGCACTTCAATCTATTGATCCTGTTCGTTCGGCTGCTTTAAGACAAGAAGCTGTGCGTATGCGTACAGAAATGCAAGATAGATTAAGACAACAATCAAGAGAAAATGAGCTAGACGCGCAACGGCAAGCAAAGGCAGAAAGAGACGCAGAGCTTTTCCCTATGCAGAAAGCAACGCAAGAACTTGAGCTTGAGGCGGCAAGAAGGCGTCAAACAGAAACCGAACAAGAGAGTCAGGCTCACAACAGCGCAGTAAACACTTTGCTTTCTACAATACCTGAGACAGAAGACACAGCAGTATTACGATCATTAATTCCTTCTATGTCTAATGACCAGTTAATTAAATTGCAACAAGGAACGCCAGAAGATTTTGATGAAACCAAGATATCTGAATACGATCCGGTTACAGATAGAAATGTAGAGTATGTTGCTTATGTAGATAAAAACAATCCAGACAATATTGTAGTTGTTGCTCCTACAGGCAAAAGTTTTTCTCCTTCAGGGGAAACAGATGTTTCAAAATTTAACCCAACGATTACAGAAATTAATTCTCTTGCTAGCAGTTTAGCTAAAAGCGATCAAATAAAAGATCTTTTATCTGACGCAGGTAAGTGGTGGGGTAAAACTTATAGCAACGTGGATCTAAGGTCGCAAGCTTTGGCAAGATCAATCTTAAGAGCTGAGCATAGAACAGGAAGGCCTGCTGAAGAAATTATTGCGAACCTTCCTAATGTAGACCCAGAGCTACTAAAAAGAGGAATTGTTACTAAGTCCTCTTCAGGCAGCTTAGACGCAGAAGCAGAGTGGGCTGTAGTCGCAACGCCAGAATAAATAGGGTAGCCAAGGTAAACCATTATGCCAGAAACAAAAGTAAAATCACCTTCCGGTCAAATTTTTACAGTGACTCACCCTGAAGGCGCGACTCAAGAGCAAATTATTGAGTATGCTCAAACTCAAGTAAAGCCAGAATCCTCTCCTAAAACAGCAGAGGATTTTTCTGGTATGGAAAGATTTATCTATGAGTTTAGATCAACTCCTAGCATGACAGAAAATCTTGCCACACTTGCGGAAGCAGCGTTTCCAATGGGGTATTTTGGCGACCCATTAAACGCAGGGAACGGGCTATACACTAGCGCGGAAGAAGCTTATGGAGAGGACTATCCCGATCTTTCTTTTGATGAAAAAAGGGAAAGAGTCTTAGATTTTCAAAAAAGAGTAGAGCAAGTAAAGTACCCAGAGCTTTCAAGAATGGCTCAGGAAGGGCAAAGCACTGGCGCTGCTGGAGGCGTTGGAGGATTTCTTGGAGCTTTAATAGACCCAATCAATCTTACACCAGTTGGTAAAGGCGCAAAGCAGGTGGCAGTCATTAGCGGTTTGCTTGGAGGATCATATGAAGCAACGCGGGAGCTTGCCGAAACAGGAACAATTAACCCTAAGAATGTTGCTGCTGTAGCAGGAGGTTCTGCTCTTGCGGGAACAATTATAGATAAAGCTGTTAGAGCTGCTGTCCCTGCGTACAATAAACTAAAAACTTCTATGAGGAAAAAGAAGTCTCTTAAAGAAGTGGAGATTGCTAATACTGAAGTCGCTAAAATTCAAGACAAAATAATAGAGATTCAAGCAAGCGGCACTATAGTAGAAAACCCAGTAGTTGCTGCTGCCGAAAGATTAGGAATTAAACCAGATAAAGCCTTAGAAAGTTTGTCAAAAGCAACAGACACTTTAGATATACCAACTGCGGAAGTATCAAAAGCTATAAAAGAATACAAAGACGTTCTTGATAAAGGCACTGTTCCTTCTGGCTTTATTGCAGACCTTGTTGGATCTGTGTCAACACAAATAAAAAACATTAGCCCAGTAGCATACAACGCTATGCAGAAATTTGAACTTGCTAAATCTGCTCGCGTTGGCAATTATATTAAAAGAATTAACGGTTTTGATAAGATTGAAAAAGCAATACCGGCTTCTGCCAAGAATACTTTTAAACAGTATCTTAGCAACGGAGATTATGAGGGAGTAAGAAAGCTTCTTAAAGACTATAAAATTGACCGAGTAAAAACTGGGCTTAGAACCTATCGAAATACTGATGAGGTTATTGATAGTGTGCAAGATGTTCTTGAGGATATTTATCAGTCAAGGCTTACTGTTGATCCAAAAGCTCAAAAATTAGACAACTACTTTCCGCGGTTTGTAAAAGACGCTGACGGGCTTCGTAGAACCTTGGGTCTTGGCTCTAAAGCTGACAGCGCTATAGAAAGAATGCTTAAAAGCAAAGCTGATGGCTTGAATAAAACAATAGACGAGCTAACGCAAGCTCAAAAAACTTCTGTGTTTGATGACTACTACGCAAGAAGACCTAGCGGCACAGGAGACTCAACGCCAGATCAGTTTAAAAAGAGAGAAATATCTCAGATAGATAGTGAAATGGTAGATTACTATGAAGAACCGACCCAAGCATTAATGTCTTACATTACCAGAATGACAGACGATACTGAGCTTCAACGATTGTTTAACAATGCTAAAGCAAAAAGAAGTGATGAAGGCGAATTAAACATAGATCAAAGTATCGGAGCTTATACTCAAAAGCTATTTGATGACGGAGAAATAGATTCTGTTGGCATGTCTGAGCTAAGAAAATATCTCGATGCAAGGCTTGGAGCAGGAACAAGAAGCCCTCACAGAATATATCAAGCACTTAAATCTATTAGTAATACATTGCTACTAGGCAATCCTATTTCTGCAACCACGCAAATAGGAGACTTGTTTGTTGCCGCTCATAGATACGGGGTAAAAAACACTTTTGGCTCTGTGTTTAAAGCAATGACAGGTAAGACCGATGTGAATGTAGAGACTCTTGGCTTAGAGAAATATATTGCAGAAGACTTAACTGATGTTGGATTAACCGCAGCAATACTAGATAAGGCGCTAACTTGGTCTGGCTTTAGGGCGGTGGATAGATTGGGTAAAAACACCTCTCTTGAGGCGGCTTTTAAGATGAACAAAGCTCTTGCGAAGAGCGACAAAGGGGTAGCAAAGCTTAGAGAGAAGTGGGGGAATGCCTTTGGCAATGAGTTTGAGTCTTTGGTAAACGATCTTAGGGCAGGCAAAGTAACAGATAATACAAAGCTTCTGCTATGGAATGAGCTATCAGGACAGCAGCCTATCTCTTTAATAGAGATGCCTCTTAAGTATTTACAAACTCCTAATGGCAGGGTTTTCTACTCACTAAAAAGCTTTACCATTAAGCAATTAGACATGCTTAGAAGCAGCGTCTACCAAGAATACAAGAAGGGCAATAAAGCTAGAGCAGTGCAAAACGCTTTGTCGTATTTGTTGTTGGTAAGTGGTGGAAACGCTACTGTGCAGGAGCTTAGAAACGCTGAACAAGGCAGGGGATTTGATCTTGAAAGAATACCTGACAACATGTTTGAGCAAATATTTATGACTGCTATGACTTCAAGATATGCTGTGGAGAACAAGCTAAAGAATGGAGATGTTCTTGGGTTTGCTATGGAGTCTATGCTTCCTCCAACATCCGCATTACAAAACCTTACTAAGGATGCTTATACCGCTGTTAAAGCTTTAGGGACTGGAGAAGACATACCAAGCAAAACCGCAAGGAGTATTCCTTTTGTTGGAAGAGCTTGGTACAACCTGTTTGGTGGTGGAGCAGAAGCCTTCTTAGAAAGAGAGAAAGATTAAAACTTCGGAACGCGCCTCTCGTTAGTATTAGTGAGGGGCGCTTCCTGACCCTCGTTCTCAATCAAGAAGTCGCAGAAGTGTTTGATCTTGCGCAGGTCTTCTATCCCACCCTTGTCTCTCCATCGGGAGATGTACTTGATGATAGCTCCTTCACAGAACTGCATCTCATTCGCGAGGATGTATTCAATCGGTTGAATCTTTAGCTTCTTGTAGTGGTCACCCGCTACTTGATGGTCTGTTGCGCTCAATGTAGTAACTCCTCGCTGTCATGTTTGTCTTCAATGAACTGCATGAAGTGCTTCTTCATGAACTCATTCTTGTTTACGAACTCGGTCAGATCTTCAAGCATCA